GATCGAGTGCCTTAGCAGCCCCTGCAAAGCCAACCGCCAAACCACCGGCGCCCATCAGCGTCCTAGCCAGACCAGCTGCAGCCTGATCCATAGCGCGCAAAGGACCGCGCGTATAGTGCTGCACAGTTTGACCAAAGCGCGCGAACTCGTTAGTCAGATTGCTAGTGCCCTTACCACCAACCTCATTAAGGCTGGTGATTTTGGTCTTTAGATTATCGACTTCCTTGCCTAGCTGACCAAAAAACGCCAGCATGGCATCGGCATCAAAATCTTGTGCCATTAGTCGGTGGCCATCTGGTTGCTACGGTTGATCTTCAACGTGTTAAACACGCCACTATCAATGTCGGCATCAGTGTTTACGCCAGTCGGCACGTTCTTCAGATTGAGATTAATTCCGGCGGAGGGTTTGTTCCAAGGATTATTAGGTGACAGCGCTTTGTCAACGTTCCCTCTCTGATTATTCCGCGCCTTCTCCGCTGCGGCCACCGCTTCTGCACCAGCATAACGAAAATCGATATCCTTGATGCTACGCTTGCCGTGACTGTAGCCGTACTGATCAACCATGTCCACGGTACCGGTCTTTGGATCGTAGGTACCGGGAACGACAGTCATGACGTGACCGCCTTTCGCACCCGGTGGCAAGACTTGCCCCTGCGTGCCACCGTAGCGACCATGCCAATATGTTCCAACCATGCTACCAAACGGACGCCCCGGAGCGTTAATGTCGTTAGGGTCCTTTATCCCTTCGCCCCATTTATGCCACGATGTAGCGATCGCTCCTCCGGGCGGAGGCTTGAACCCTGCTGATTTTACGTAGCCGCTGGCAACGATGCCACAAGCCGGTCCGCTCATCTTGTAACCCCTTGCCGCGAACAATCGCTGCAATCCTGCCACGTCACCGGCACGACCAAGCATTTCAGCTTGCTTCATCGTATCAGCGTCAATGACTTTGCCGCCTTCATCGTTCAATTGCGCACGACTGCCTTGGCTGCTTTCAGGGCTGGCTCCGTCACCGACACCAGTAGCAGTACGACCACCACCGACTCCGCCACTGCCTCCAATGCCGCCAGTCAATTCATCGTCCCACTTCTGGATCAAGTCGCGCATTGCCCTTATAGATGTATTGGACTCCTTGGCTAAATCCGTAATACCTTGCTGTGACTCACGCCCAGCCTTTGCCAGATCACTTTCTTCCTTGGGTTTTACCTCGGGAAAATCCTTCTGAAGCTCAGAAAAATCAAAACCGGGTGTCTCTGACGGAGCAACAACGCCCTCTTTCGGCTTCTTGCTCTCCTCCCACAATTGCTCAGCTCTCTCGAGCAAAGCAATAATGGCTCGAACCTCCTTCATTGTAGTCCGCAAGGTCGGCATTACGTTTGCATCAAAGAACTTCTTAAAGTCCTCGGCAAACTTCAATGCTTTCTTATTCAGGTCCTCAATGCCACCGGCGCCCGTTAACGTGACGATGCCTTCCAGAAATGTCTGACTTACTGAATTCCACACACCCTCGAAGATCGTCCCGAGATTGACCATTGTCTTGTGATATTTGATAGCTTCCGCATCGAGAAAGGTCCATGGTTTGATCAACCCTTCCATGCCGTAACGCTGAGCTTCCCACGCAGCACGCGACACGCCGGTAACTGTCGGCAACCACGCCTTAAACCGCTCACCGCCCTTATTGAACGCCTCTTGTAGAACGTTCAACGCTTCCTGCTGCCTGCCGGCGTTCATCAGATGGCGAACCTGCTCCGCCATCGCAGGACTACTGGCCTGCAGCGAGCGATAAAACCCTGACGTCTCCTGCAGCGCCAGCACCTCCTGCAATCTGGCGCCAATATTGCCGACACCCTGTGCTGCTTCATTGGCGCTCATGCCGGCAGCGGACAGTTGCACCCGCATGTCCTTAACAGCACTGGCACTGAACCCGGTATTGGTAGCGAAATTACGTAATTGTAACTGACTAATTGCAAACTGGTCAAGCGCTCGAGCCGCTCCCGCAATACTCAGCGCCAAACCGCCAGCGCCGCCAATCAAACCGATCAGGCCGCTAACCGAACCTTCCATGCCGCGCATCGTGCTGCGCGTATGACGATGAATAGTCTGACCAAACTTTTCAGTTTCGTCAGTTATCTTCTTCATTGCAGTGCCAGCCTCATTGAGGCTGACAATCTTAACCTTAAACTGATCTATCTCCTTGCCCAGCTGGCCAAAGAACGCCAACATGGCATCAGAGTCAAAATCATCAGCCATCGTCGTCGCCCACTGGCCTCAACACCTCTTCCAGCTTAGATGTCCACTTGACGTGCCGCACTATTTCAGAGAACGGCATATCGAGGAACTCGCGCGGATTGCGCCCATAATACTTGGCAAGTCGGTAACAATCGAGGATAAAGTTGCCCTCTACATCTCTGGAATAAAAAAACGGTGTGCCAGAGCAAGAGCAGCATAGCCCCAGTCCTTCGTGTGCATTGCTTTGATTGTAGAAGGCGGGACTCCCGCGAGCCGAGACATCATAGCAAACATTGCTTTCGTCTCAAACGTCATCTTTGGGTGCTCACCCGTCATAAAATCAATCATGACAGGTGTGCCGCACATTTCAATGTCGCCGGCAGTCGGCTCGCGGAAGCGTAATTCCTTGACTTCTTCTCCATGCGCAATCACTGCCTTGCGCAACGGTATTACCAGATCGGTGGAGACTTCTGCTCCGTTGACTTTTTTCGGCTCTTCAACAGTTTTGGCTTCTGTTTCATCAGCCATCTTGTTTTGCTACCCTCCGTTATTGAATTTCGTCGCAGCTGATCCCTTCCCATTTGATCCGAACCAGACCATCACGGGCATTGATAGCAAGGGCCGAAACACACCAGCCCTCGCGCAGCACATACGTCGCATTATTGGCTAACTCCGCAGTCACGGTCACGTTGACCTGAGCCTCGAAGTCCTCGATCGACAGACCCGGCACCGTTGACACGTCGCCTTCAATCGAAGGCACGCGCGGCAACTCACTGTAGCCGTGAATGTAGTCTTGGCCGGCGAGGCCAGCGCGCTCGATCACGGACGGCGTGATCGTAAAGTTACCTCGCAGCGGATACTGATTGCCGTCCACCTTGAGGTAGGCAATGCCTGCTATTCTCTGAGCCATCGTCTTGTCCTTTCACAAGATGGAGTGGTTACGCTGCAATAACCGTGTCAAGTCCACGATCGTACTGCAGACGGAACTGGGCCAACACGGCAAATACGCGCAACTGATTGACCAGATCGGGCGGGTATAGCACGTTCACGCGATTTGGGTCATTGGGATCGCGCTCAACGATCAGATGCGCCTTGAACTGTTTGCCATTCTCAACCAGCCCATTGAACTCGTCGATCCGGTATTGAGCGACGAGTTCCGCCTTGATGATCTTTGGTGTGACGATTGCCTGTCCTGCCCCAAAGCGTGTGCCATCATCCGCGAGCTTGTGGCGCGGATATTTGCTGGTGATTGCCTGTCGCTGATTGCGCAGCAACTTGGCCAACGTCGCCAGCGTAGTGACAAGTTCATAGGCGTCGTCACTGTTTCCGTATAGATTACGGGTGTAAGTCGTATTCTCCCGCATCAACATCGGCACCGTCACCGGCGTACGCTGGGTAGCGATACCGGCAAACGACAGACCATTCAGTTCCGACAACAGAAACCGGAAGTGTGACTGTGCCGGCAGACAGGTGTCGAGCGACAATGTCTGCAACGGTCGCGCCGGATCGTTGATCAGCGCTCGAGCGGCCTTGGCCGTATACGCCGCCGCCCATTCGTAGGCCGGCGTCGGACTACCCGGTTCGATCCCCAGCACCGACATCTGCGCACTGTTACGCGTTTCACCAAACAAGAGCAAATTCATGTAGGTGTCGCGCTTGGCATTGAACAGATGGCCATAATGCTGTCGGATAAAACCCCAGCGACCGGTGTCCGAAAATCCGAACTCCGTCTCCCACGCCAGCATTGACGTCGAGTCCGTAAACGGCATGGCAACGTAGTCGATTTCCGCTTCGCCCAGTGCACTGATGGCATTGGTAAAGACCGGCTCACCCGTGCCACCAGCCGGTTGTACATAGGTCACCGTCAGACCAGCCGGCACCAACTCACCGCCAATCGTGCCGTAGTAGCTGTCACTGATCCTGACATCGTTGCCTTGTGTACCCTTGAACTTGGATGTCACAGTAACGACGCCGGCGGCAGCGGCAGCAGTAACCGGCAGGTTCTTGTCAGCGGTGATGGCAGCTTCAATCGCTGCCGCCACAATATCAACCGTGTCCGTTGCCGATACATAGACGGGCACGTTGCGCCCAGCAATGTACAGGTCAAGCGTCCCTGCCGCAGTAGGTGGAGTATTGACCGTAATTGTTCCGACAGCAGGTGCGCCGGTTGGATCAGCTACTGGCAGACCCCACACTTCATTCGCCCAATTGTTGGCAAAGAAGGCCCTGAACATGCAGGCCAGATGTGAACCCTGACCGAACAACGAGTCAGCTGCCGCCTGCGAAGCACAGGCAATCGGCACGTCCGGAGTCGCCGTCCCTGTCGCACTCATAATGCCGACGAGCAGAGAACGACCGGGTGTCAGCCCAAGCCCTGCCTTGCTCGGATCAAGCTCCACCCAATACAGCGGCATGCGCCAATTGGCTGGTATCTGATTAAAAGAAATGGGCATGCTGCCCTCCTTTGATGTTAAACTTACTCAGCCTTGACGGGCTTGCGCGGCTGCGACTGATGCTTCGCCATCTGCGGATCGCCGCCGCCTTCCTTGTAGATATCACCATCGGCAATGCGCCGATTAGTGAACGCATCGTCCGGCCAGTCAGCCGGACCCTCGGCGCGAAAATGACCAGCCGCCGGGTGATATAACACCCTGCGGACATCATCATTTTTTGGGAACACTTTCATCTTTCTTCTCCTCTGCCTTGTTCTGTGGAATGTCCCATTCGGCTCCGATCTGCTGAATTTCAGCCGGATCAGTGTCAGCAGTCGGATAGCGCGTATCGAGATGGATCGTATCAAGCACGTCAGGTATGATCGGTGGAAAGTCAATCACACCAAGATCACACATCAACGTAAAGCGGCTCTCCGCCACCGGGATCGAATTGTCAGCGCCGGCAGAACCGAACTGGTGCGTACGATTACCACGCGTATAGGCCTGTATCTTGGCGGCAGGGTTCAGATACAGCGACGGATCGCGAAACAGTCGGTCCATGACCAGCACCCACGCCTCATCCAGCTTCAACTCCGCCGCCGCGCCATCATTGTTTTGCACGACGACCGAAAACCCGTACAACGCTGATGAATGAAAACGCGGCTCACCGTCCTGCGGATCGCCTTCCGGTATCAGGTCTTCACTGATAAAATAGACACCGAGGAACGGTATCAGTTCCGGCTGTATCTGCTCGGCCTTATTGGTGCCGAATTTGAACGTAGAAAAGAATGGCATCGTCTTGAGACGTGCCAACATCTCGTCGCGTACGATCATGGCATAACTGCTGGCCGTCATGGCTTGGCCGGGACGATGTGACGTAGCGTCAGCGTCGTCTCACCGCCTCCGTTGGGGTCCGCATCCAGCACTTCAAACTGTCCCTCCGCCGGAATGC